AAGTGGGCTGCCACTTATGACATTGATCTGATCCCTATGGTTCAGTTGACTGTCAACTCTCCGCTGGATACCAGCACCATCTGATTTTAATCAGAGCAAAGGCCCTACCATTAGGTGGGGCCACTTTCTTTTGGCATGGCGTACAGCACTTCTAAAAAGCTGACTGACCGGCAAAAAGCTGCGATGGAGCGTCATGCAGAGCATCACACCCAAAAACACATGGCCGAAATGCGGCGTCTGATGAGGTCTGGTAAGACCTTTACGGAAGCGCATAAAATGGCAATGAAAAAAGTAGGAAGGTAAGCCGTGGCTGCCACGATCAACGCCACCCTCAAGAGTGCGACAGCCAACAGCTTTGTGACGTTGGCGGAGGCTGACGCTTATTTTGAGACCGTTCCAGACAGCACTCAATGGGATAACAAGCAAGACGACAAAAAAAATCGTGCATTGATTTCAGCTACACGCTGGATTGACACGTTGGTTTTTTATGGTGATCGTTGCGACTCAAGCCAAGCGCTAAGTTGGCCACGCAATAATTACCACGTGGATCGTGTGGAGTTAGTTTGCACAGCGATTCCAGATGACATCAAATACGCTACCTATGAATTAGCCAACGCTCTGGCTAATGACACGGATGCAATCACGGGAAACACCGGAGATACCGGAATATATGAGGCGGTCAAGTTCGGGGATATGGAAGTCAAGTACAACACTTCTAGTCAGGCTACTGGAACTGTTAACAACGTATTTGACGTTTATCCTTGGCTTCAGTCTTATCTCGGGGCTTACTGTCTGGGTGGCAGTGGGTCGTATCAAGTCCGCGTTGTAAGAGGTTGACATGCCAGGGTCTCTCAACACTCTTTTTAAGGACGTTGCCAAACAAGTCATTGCTGAGCTTGGTGCGGCATTAGATACAACAATTACTTATGTAAGAAAAACTGCTGCAAATTATGATGTGGCGACAGGTGCAGTCACAACGACTGACACAAGTTTTTCATTCAACGCTCCAATCGAATTTATTGTTTCTGACGAGGAGGCCGGCTATCAGGAAAACATTGCAAAAGTAATGGTAACTCCTGATCAAATTGGCGACAATCAAGCGACTTTGCAAGATGAAATTTTGCTGCCTTTTGCTGGGTCAACAAGAACTGCAAAGATCAAAGACATTCGTACGTTTAGAGGTGAAGAAGAGTACCTTTACATAATTCAGGTGGTGTTCTAATGACGCTTGTAAACGCCAGGGCTGCGCTTGAAACTGCAATTAAAACAGCAGTCACAGCGGCGGATGCCACAGTTTTAGTTGTTTTCGACAACGTGCCATTTACCGCGCCAGGTAAAACGAAGAAGTATGTAATGGTGACAATTAACTTTGAGCAATCAACGATTCAAGCCCATGGAGCGGCAGTTGATCAATACACTGGAACGGTGCAATGTGGAATTTTTACGCCAAGAAACAAGGGTAGTGCTGTAGCCGCTGCCATTGCTGAATCAGTTATAGATGGTCTGACTTCTGTTAACGCTTCGGACTATACAGACACTTATTCAGTGAAGCCAAGGGTTGGAGCGATCAGTGGCCCAACTGCTGTTACGGAGGAAGGTAATAGTCATTTTGCAAGTGTAATTAGCTGTACTTTTACTGCAATCTAATGGCAAAACCAATCACTGATTTAACGAAAGACATTCGTGAGTTAATTGAAAATGGACGAGCAGCTGCTGGTCCAGAAATTATTTTTTCTTTGCAACATGCTGGCCCTTGGTGGACAGAAAAATTTGGTCGAAGTTGGAAATTGAGTAAAAGAACTGTTAGGGCTATCGAGCACAAGAAAGAACTAAATCGTCCTGGTATTCCTCCAAAAAAAGGCAGCCCACGTCCTAGCTCTAAGGTTCCTGCTTTAGTCGTTGATGTTAATAGTCCTCTTTATATTGGGAACTCAGTTGCTTATGCTGGATTTGCCGTTAACAATCCTGGTGCAGTTGTTGGCCGTCCTGAATTTGACAATGCAACTGTCACTTACAAGCAGCACAAAACAGGCACCGATAAAACGCCACCATTTAAATTGACATCTAAAGGGCAAAACCCTGACTGGTACAAGGTTTACACTCTTAATGGAGGTTTGTTTCGCGATTTAGACAAAGCATTTGCATCTGTTCGCCTTGGATAAGCTATATTGTGATAGTTAACTGAGTTTTATGGCTACTACACGTGCGATCGATAAGCTGTGCAAGGCTTTTAGCGTTGAAGAACGCAGCAGCTACACAATAAAAAGTGGCACGGAAGTCGTTCTAAAAATTTATTGGACGCCTTTGACGATTGCTGATCGTGACTTGATTACCAATTCAATGAAGGCGCTAAACATAGCTGCGTCTGAGGACAATTTGGATTTTGCAATTCAAATGGTGCTTCGCAAGGCAGAGGATGAGGCTGGCAACCGAATTTTTGCTGATGGCGACCGCGCCAAGATTCGGAATTCACTGCCTCTGAGCATTGTCCTAGACATTATGAGCAAGATGCAGGGTAATGATGAGGTGGAAGAACCTGACGCCATTAAAAGCGACGATTGAGAACGACAATTATCTGTTCTTGCAGTTTTTCATTGCTGAAAAGCTAGGCATGACGTTGGCTGAGCTTCGAGCCAGTATGTCGTTAGAGGAATTACTGGGATGGAACGCTTATTGCACTGTCAAGTCAGATCGGGAACAGAAGGAGATAGAGCGTAGTCGCCGACAGGCTCAATATCGCAGGGTGCGCTAACCTGAGAGCAATGTTCTCGGGTTAGTCGTGGCTGCTGAGTACGAAGTCAATATCAAGCTTAATAGTAAGGATATTGAGACGCAGCTTGATGGCATAGGCAAGAAAATTTCTAAGCTTGGAAAATCAAAAGGTGGTAGTGCACGCAAGAAGTCTGGAATTGCTGGTTTGCTACCTAGCACGCAAGAACTAAAAGCACAAGAGCGAGGAATTGTTCAGTTAATAGATAGATTTGCTCAAAGGAAAGAACGTGCTATTGCAAGAAGCAACGCTTTAAACAAGGTAGAGTTACGTTTGAATAAACAGCTAATTAGCCAGGCAAGAAAACGTGTGCGTTTGCAGGGCGCAAATGCAATGCAAGGTAAAGGTCGCATGGCGGCTGAAGGTATAAACACTCGTACAAATGTTCAAGAAAGAAAATTAAAATTAGTCAATAAAGTTAATGAGCTAGAGGCTAAAGGTCTTAACGTTCAAAAGTTTAGAACTCAAATAGGAAAAATATCAGAGCAGCAAAGCGCAAAACGTTTTGCTAGTGCTGAAAAAGAAATACGCTTGCTGCGTAAGATGCTTGAAATAGATCAATCAAGAGCAAGAATTTTACGATCAGAAAGGCAAAATTTCCCATCAAGCCCTGTCCGTGGAACGCGGGCAATGATGGGTTCTCCAGCGCAAATTGCTGCATCTGGCAGACAAATTACAAGTCCTATTAGAGGAGGACTAGGCTTTCCAGGGTCACCAGCATTTTTAGCTGGTAAAACAGTTTCTAGCACTCCTTTTGGACCTAAGTTTCCAACTGGTGGCCCTGCAAGTCCAGTCAAAGGAAATAAAAATTTAATAGGATCACCTGCTTATTTTAAAGATTTAAGTCAACAAATATCTAAACTTGCTCGCCAAGGTGGTGCCAAAAATCCTATACGAGGAAATAAAAACTTAGTGGGCTCACCTGCTTACTATGATCATCAAAGACAAGAGCTAGAGAAAGCAATTAAAAGAGGAGGAGAAAGAAGTCCTATTGGTGGAAGAAAAGATCTTATAGGATCTCCTGCTCAAATTACTGCATCTGCAAGGGCTGGTGGTCCTCGTAGTCCAATACGAGGTGGCGCAAACATTGCAGGTTCTCCTCTTGCTCGCCTAGGAGGAATGAAAAGATTAGAGCAAATCGGTCTTGGTGCAGGTTTTCCGTTGTTGTTTGGAGGTGGAGCGGGATCAATTTTAGGTGGTGCCATAGGCGGAGCAATGGGGTCTTTTGGAGCGCAAATTGCGTTTAGTGCAATTGGACAGCAAGTTGATGCGTTTATTGCCAGCGTTGTAAACGTAGGAACAGCGCTAACTTCAGCTTCTGGAACAATAGAAATGTTCCGAGAAAAGAATTTATTTAGCAGTGATGCTGTAAAAGAACATGCTTTACAGCTAGAAGAACAAGGAAAAATGCAAGAACTCGCGACTGTTCTTGCCAAGGATCTTGCTAGCCAAATTGGCAAAAATGCTGTTGAAAGTTTTCAAGTTCTTGGCGACGAAACCAAAGAGTTCCTTGGAATCATCAATCATTTGTTTTTAGCTGTTCAAGGTTTTGTTGCTGGACCTTTGGCTAAATTTCTTAGTGCTATCAATACAGTTTTAGGTGGTGTATCAGCAGACATACAATTTGGCAGTCTTCAAGGATCTTTGACTGGAGAAGCTAGAGCTGAGTTTGACAAAATTGTTGCTGAAAAACAAGGTACTAGAAATTTAACAGCCAGGGAAAGGCAAAGAGCTATACGAAAGGGTGAATCTACTGATCCAGTCTTAGGCAGGCTTACATCAAAAGTAAAACAAGAAGTGCTGAAAGATTCAAGAATTGAAAAACTTCGCCAGACTATCGCTATAACGGGTCGGACTAATTTTGAAGACAGATTGGGCTTCAAGCCGCCTAAAAATGCAGCTGCAGAAAAAGCACGTCGCGAAGAAGAACGTCTACAAAAACGTTTAGCCAAGCTAGATCAAGAGCGTTTAAAAGTTATTGAAATTTCTAAATTTAAAGAGAAAATTGCACTTGCCGAAGCGGCTGGCGACGCTTTAGGCGTTGTTAGAATTCAAAATGAACAGAGACTGGAAGAAATCGAACAAGATAAATTAAAAAGCCTTATAAGTGCAACGACCGAAAAAGAAAAACAGGCAATAGCAGACCTTGCAGCGGCAAAAACAGAAGCAACTAAACTTGAAAATGCTCGCTTGCTAGCAGCAGAAGAAGCAAGCATTGCAAGATCACGAGAAGATTCACTGCGTCCTTTAGAAGAGCAACGTGCACTACTGGAAGCGAAATTAAACGGCAACGAGCAGGAAGTTAGAATCAAACAACAAATTGCAAACATTTTAAGATCAAACACAAATTTAAACAAACAAGAGGTTGAAGATCTTGTCAATAAAAATAATTTATTAGAAGAGCAAGTAGCTCAAGTTGTAAGGCTGGAAGGCTTGTATCAAAGTATTGGCTCTGCAATTGAAAGTGGCTTAGTAAATGGAATTATGGGAGCAATTGATGGTACAAAAACTCTTCAAGAAAGTCTTGCTGGCATATTAAAAGATGTAGGATCAATTGTATTGCAATTTGGCATACGAACTGGCCTTAATGCAATAAATCCCACCATGTTCCCGATGGCAGAGGGTGGATATGTTACTTCTCCAACTAATGCAATAATTGGTGAAGGTGGTGAGCCTGAATATGTTATTCCTGAATCTAAAATGCGTACAGCAATGTCGCGTTATTCACGTGGCAGTCGCGGCGAATCTGTTATTCCAGAATTTGCTGCAGCTGAAACAGTAGGAGCAAGCGGAGGCGGAACTGCTGTTGCTGCTCCAATCGATGTTCGCTACACAGTGGAGCGGATCAATAGCATTGACTACGTGACTGCTGATCAATTCCAGAATGGAATGCAGCAGGCTGCACAGCAAGGTGCTAAACAAGGTGAACAGCAAACCCTGAAGCGTTTACAGATGAGTGGCAGTACACGTAAGAGGATTGGAATATGAGCCAATACGCTTTAGGCCATGTCGTAACGATCAATGCTTTACGAGATGATCCAGGCAGCGATAAAGGGTTGTATGTGCAATTTCGTTTTCAGAACTTTTTCATTAATCAAGATATGACATACAAGAGTAATTCGTATGGTTTCGTACCGTTTGGTTTTTCTGGCGTAACCGTAAACCGTACAGGGGACGGCATGGAAGCTGATCTTGTCTTCCCGAACAATAATTTATCTCGCGGATGGGCAGTCTTAGCAATTAGAGATCATTATGTTGTTCAGGTCGAAGTTTTAATTGTAGACTCAACTAATCCATCTAGTGGCGTACATCGAAGTGTGCATAACTACACCGGTCAAATTACAGGCGGTACTTGGGACAACGTATCGCTAAATCTGCAACTCAGCTCAGTGTTAGATGCTGTTGGAACGGACATTCCAAGGCGTGCTTTAACCAAAAAACTTGTTGGTAATTTGCCAGTTTCTAGTAATGTCCGACTGCAGTGATCTGATTGGAATGCCGTATCGGCTTGGTGCTGACGGTAGTGATGGTCATATCGATTGCATCCATCTTTGCTATCGGGCATTGGAGCGGATAGGTATTGACGCGCCACCGTTTAAGCAGAACTGGTACGAGGCAAGCAAATGGGAAGTGTGCCGGGATCTAATGCGGTGGGGTTTGCGAGTTGAAAAGCCTGCGTATGATGGGGACATTCTGCTGCTCCCGCAGCAATCCTGGACATTCGCAGTCACATGGCAAAAAGGGATTCTCTATATCGGCCCGATGACACAAAAAGTGCAGTGGTCATTGGTCCAAGCATTTACGACGTACCACTGCTTCCGTACGAAAGGCAGCTAATTGCGACGATTGGGATAACTGAAGAAGAGTATCGAGCATTTACGGCTGAGGTTAGAAGACGTGGAGCGGTAAGACCAGCAGCCTACGAAAACATTCCTGATATTCAGAATGCGCTTGTCACGTCTGGCGCAGTAATTGCCGCGACGTACTTAGGAGGTGGAGCGGCAGCAAAAAGCGCGACTACAGTAGTTCTTACCAATTTGGCGATTGGTTTAACTTTAACTGGTATTTCATATCTCCTTACACCAAAGCCAAAGATGCCACGCGCCCAAGGCGGTGGTCTTAAAGATCTTGGCAGCATTACAGGAGCCAATCGCTTTACGCCTTCACGCGGCTTTGAAACGCTTGCAGAGTTAGCAGATTATGCCTCGCCTGTTCCCATAATTTTTGGTCTTTACAAGAACGATATTGGCGGAATGCTGGTAACGCCAAAGCTGATTTGGTCGCGGATGTTTAGCCATGGAACGTCGCAAAGAGCCAAGCTTATGTTTGTTGTCGGTGAGCAAGGCGTCAATGATATTGGCATTGACAAGCCAGATTTGGAAGGGATCTTCCTAGGGAACAATGCGTTGGATGCAATTTTTGACGATAATTTTGCTTTTTACTGGCACAAGGCATCCTTTCCAAGCAACTTTCGCATTAAAGGCGGTGACATTCAATATGGAACGCGCAAATCGTTAGATTCTGGCGATCCAGAAATTAAAAAAAGTGATGATGTTTTTGACGTTGAGGATGCAGGAGGTTTTGAGGCAAATCAACTTTTTTGTCACGCTTACACGCCTTCAAATTCTGCAACGTTTGGGTGCCATAGTCCAATTGCAAACGGCACAAACGTTAGGGTCAATATCAACTTAATCTTATCGCCGAAGATAGTGATCAAGACCAAAAAAAAGTAGTTATATTGCAGCGAATGAAAGTAATGGGGGAATCTGGAGCGGTTGATGATAATACACCAATTGGCAAGTCCTTGAGAGACAGAGGCGTTATTCCAAAAGATGCAGACAAAGACGAACGAAACAGAATTATTGAAAAATTTCATGACGGTACTGGAAGAAATTACAGTCCACGCATGGGAATTATTGAGTACAACGGTACAAAAAACAACGACACTAATAAAACATTATTCATCAACAAAACGTTTAAGACTGTAATTTCAAACGTAGCAAAAGGCGACGAAATTGTATTTTCAATCCAAAACTCAAGAATACCTGAGGACTTTTACGAAAGAGAAGAAGGTGGAGCGCCTGTTGACGACATTAATTCAACAGTTGCTTCATTGCAAGAAGAAGCTGACGGTGCAATGCAGCTTGGCGAGCATTTTATGATTGGTGGAAGTGTTTGGAAGGTAACACACAGAAAGCTGAAAAATTTTGAGCCTTCAGACGAAGAAGGCAAAGATCAAAGAATAACATTAAAATGCGTGGATACATCAACTTCAAAATTTAAAAAAATTGGCATCGTTAGTAAAGATTTAGTTGTTGACCCGCAAGGTACTGGCAACGCATTTATAGGAGATAGCGGTATTGGTGATCGATCAATTAACGTTGGTGAAGGATTTTTCCCTTTGACGCAAGTTGCAATCGCAACTATCAAGAACAACAGGCCAGCATTTATTACTGAAGTTGGGCTTAAGAGCACTGTATTCCAACGTTTAAACGGGCTGTGCAATTTTCAAAACTTGCCTTCCACAGGAGAAGTGAAAAATTCTGAAAAGAAAAACATTCAAATTAACAATGGAACGATAAGTGCAACAATTCGTCGTTCTTCCATGTTTAGAATTTATGCTAGAGACGCCAGGGACAATGGGTCTACCTTTGAGCCGTTCCCACAAATTTTTGTAATTCAAGGCCAAAGCCCAAGCGCCCAATACAATTACATAAAATTCATCAATGAGGATGAGCAGCAACGCTTAACAGAATTACAGCGTCAACTTGAATTTAAGTTTGTTCCTTTCCCTTGCTCTGAGTTTAGAGCTATTGCAAATACAGACACAAATTTTGAATTTGTTGTTTTAGACCAGTCAGCAAGCACTGCTGACGCTGTTGGTTCCAATTTGGTTCAAGTAGGCCCTGAAACACTAACCAATGGACTTGTAATTACAATCAAGGTTTCTGGCAGAAAATTTAATGACAAGACGGGGCTTAATGGTAACAATGAATTTAAAAAAGCCCCTAAAACAATTTCCGCTATTGAAGAGCCTACTTATCCAGATAAAGCTGCTTTTGACTTTCCCTCTCCTCTTGCAGCAAACGGAAACATTGCAGAGGTTGGTCAACAATTAAGCAGACCAACTGAGGAAAGAAACATTGCAAATGCAGGCATTAATACAGGCAAGCAATCTGCTTTCTTTTATGCAATTGCTGGAAGTGCGGACAGCTCAGACACGAAGGTAAATCGTTATATTGTCGCTAAAACGTTTGAATACATAGACGGCAAGCAAGATAAATGGTTGCATTTGGAATGGAAGATTAGAAAAAAGGAAAATAACACTGCATCTTATTCTGGCGAGGAATTTCGTTGGGCATTTGACGATACTGATGGTTCCTCAAGAGTCACTGTGTTAGGCAGTGGGGGAGGGTTTTCCGAAGGCGAAATAATTGAAATCAAAAGAGGATCTGAGAGTACTGATGTTGCAAGTGGTCAAACAAATTATCCAAGCACAAACCCGTTTGTTAACAACAATCCTGATGGAACAATGACGTTTTCAGGCATAAGATTTGTAGTAAATACGATCACTGAAGACGTGGAGTTGCCTGCCAGGTCGCAGGCATGGCGTTACGAAGTTTTTGGAGCGATAGGCAACCTTAAGGCTGGTGAGAAAAAAACTGTTCCAGAATTCGTTTTTAACAAAGACTCGAAAAAAATTACTGTTGATTTAACGGCCACGGTCATAGACTTTAAAGCTCCAATTGTTGGTCAAAGCCAAGGCTGGGCAGATGGTAAAGTGACTAAAATCTATGAAGGAACAGATACATCAAGAGGTGAATGGGAAATTGATGAACAGTTCTCTGACAATCGCGCTGTAAGCAGCAACAATCCATTCCGCACTTTGTATGACTTTGTTGGGCAAAACTATAAAATTAACAGCGTAAAAACAGAGCGAACGACTGACCCTGTGTCCAGCTCGGAGCTTGATTTTGCATCGCAATCGCAAGTTTCAGACATCAGTGCCTACCGCAATTTTGTTGAAAAATCAAACAACACAGCACCTGAGCATGAAATTGTTTACATAAACGAAGTGCAAATTAATGACAATGTTGCCAATATGCTCAACCTTACTCTTGCTGGTTTTTCACTTAAAGCAGGACGGAATTTTACCGCTCTTGATCAACTGCGAGTGTGGCTAAAGGATGGGATACCAGTGGAGCGGCTGCATCCAACAGCAGGTCTTGCGGATTCTTTTTATGGCGATACTGCAACTCATGGCCCTAGCAATCTGCTGACAGATTTGATGTATTTTATGTTTACTGATCAAACCGCTGGAGCGGGTGGTTTGCTGGGGATGGATGACAGCAGAAGTTACATGGTTGACAAAGAAGATTTAGCTCAAACTTCTAAGTTTCTTGTAAAAAACAATTTGTTCTTTAACGGTCCAATCGTCGAGCGCACAAACTTAAGGCAGTTCTTCAGTGATATTGCGCCAAGTTTCTTATGCAGTTTTTCAATAGTCAATGGCAAATTCTCATTAAAACCTGCTTTTCCGGTTGACAGCAATGGAGCTATAACCGATGGCTCCATCAATCCAGAAGCTTTTTTCACTGCTGGAAACATTCTTGAAGATAGCTACAAGATTGAGTACCTTGGAGCGGAAGAGCGTCGTGCTTTTAAGGCTGTTGTTCGGTACAGGCAGGAACGCCCTAACCAATTACCTGAAGAAGTATCTATTGAGGTAAAAGGAATTGACGACATTGGACTTTACTCTTCTCCTGGCACTAGCTTGCTACCTCAGGAAGAGTTTGATTTAACACAGTTTTGCACGTCCAGAGATCATGCGGTTTTGGTGGCTAAGTATTTTCTGGCCTTGCGAGCATACGTAACTCATACAATTAACTTTTCTACAACAGCAGAAGGATTAAACATTGGCGCTGGATCTTTCATCAAAGTGACGACAGAGGCAACTCCTTATAGCTCTGCAAACACTGGAACAGTTGACGCAACTGGGGTTATTACAAGTGTGCGAGACATGCCAGATGGAGATTATTCTATTACTTATTTTAGATCAGGAGATGGAGAAATTGAGACCGGCACTTTAATAGTTTCAAGCGGCAGGGTTGAGGACTCTACATATCACAATATTTTATTTACTGTTACGGCCAGCGAAGTATCTCAAAACATCTATGTTGTTGAGCAGTTGACTTTTACTCAAGACGGCATTGTTGATATTGTTGCGTCTGAGTATCCTTGCGACAGTGAGCAGCGAAGTAAAATTGCCTTGGCTGCACTAAGATCTGATGACGACGGTTGGAGCGTTGAATCATGACTTTCCCAATCACTAAGACAAACGGTGGCGACTTAGTGCCCAGTGCTCGCACTTTTGAATCAGGCGATTTTCCGGTCAAGACTTACAAGGCTCAAAACGGTGCTGAGCATAGAATTTTGTATGGCGATAAGCGCACTAACATGAAGCTGTCGCTTACCTATGCAAACATTCTTGATGCAGATGCTGAGTTGTTTTTAGATCATTATGACGACGTTCAGGGCACGTTCCAAACTTTTCCTCTGCCAAGCATCAATGGAGTAAATCCAACTCGCGGCGGATGGCAAGGCAATAAAGACGCTTTGGGTGCTCAAGCCCAGGACAATGACTATCGCTATGAAGGGCCGCCACAGGTTACACAGGTAGCTTCTGGGCTTAGCACTGTTACAGTGAATCTGATTGGCGTGCTCTGATGGCTTATTTCACTGGCGCTACCGGCAAGCTGTTTTTAAATAACACGACCACAAACATTGAGCGTGAGATCGCTGCTGTGCAGAATTGGAGCGTTAGTTCATCGGTATCTTTAGTTAGCACAAAAACTTTAAGTCAAACAGATGACGTTTTCACTGCTGTAGGAAGATCAACGACTGGTAGCTGTCGAATTTTGTATTACCAAGAAAATTTAGGGGAAAAAAGCTCTAACAATAGTGCAAGCACTTTTTTGAACAAGGTGCTTAAGTCGCGTGACAGCGCAGCCGGCATTCCTAGTGGCGCATCGCTTGATCAAAATGATACTGATAGCTCATTTAACACGTTTCGCATTCGTTTAAAAATTGACGACGGAACAGGTAACGGCAAATTTATTGATATGAGAGTTTTTATCACAAATGTTTCTTTGTCAATGTCTGTCGGTGACGTTGTAGCAGCAGACATTCAATTCCAGTGCCAAGGCTCTCCAATTGCGGTTGACATCTGATGAGCATTTACCTTGGGACGCATGGCAAAGTTGAACTACGTCGAGAGTTCGACGGTAACGATTTAGTTTCAACGGTAAACGTTGGCGACGTTAATGTAACGCGAAAGCGGTTAAGTTTTGATTTTAAACTTGGTCAGTTAATAACTGGCGATCAGGTTGAAATTACAAGCACCAACGGCGCTGCTCTTTCTTTTTTCAATGGTTACACAAAAACAGGTATCAAGCGATTTATCAATGTTGATCCACTTGGCGGCATAAGGTTTTACACGACATTTGCCAACGCTGTAAATGGTGGAACGGCAAACGCTGATGCTTTAGCAACGCCAGGGGCAAACATTCCAATTAAAGTTGTTGTGCAAAATTCTGATTTTCGCGTCATTGCACAGGTAAATAGCTTTGAGCTAAATACGCAAAGAGAGGTAATTGATACAACAAATTTGTCTGACAGCTTTCGCAGTCAAGTCAGCTCTTTAATGTCTGGCTCGGGAAACATGAGTTGTTTTTGGGAGTACACAGGAGAAACCGTGCAAGACTTGCCAATGTATCTCTTGCAGTTGATACTTCGCACAAAAGTTGGCAGTCAGTTTAGGGCAAAATTTTATTTAAAATCAAGCGGTCATAACCCAAGTGGTGTTGTCGCTAACTTGAATGATGAGATTTTTTATGAATTTGATGGTGTGCTAACTGCGTGCGCTTCGCAGTTTAGCCCTTCTTCAACGGTTCAATTCACTGCTGATTTTGTCACTACCGGAGAAATCGCATTGAAAGTCAGCCTTGAAAGCACCGATAAGATCTTGCAAGAGGACAGCGACGACATACTCTTGGATCAGGACGGCACAGCTAAGCTGTTGCTTGAAAGCTCAGACACTTAAGCCCTGGAGGCTAGTCACCAATGGCCGATCTTAAAATCAGTGACCTTTCAGCTCTGTCTGGTAGCGACTTGGTTGCTGCTGATGAGCTTGCCATTGTTGATGACTCAGCAAGTGAAACCAAGAAAATTACGGTTTCGAACCTGATTGCAAACGGTGTCACGCTAATCAGTGATGACGCGATCCCTGGAGCCAAGATTTTATTTGGTGCGGGGGACATTGCTACAGCAGCACTTGCTGACTCTGCTGTCACAGCAGCAAAGATTGGTGCGGACCAAGTAACGGCAGCAAAAATTGCTGACAACACGATTGTTAATCTTGTTTCAACGCTGCCTACTTCTGGTGACTACACAGGCCAGCTGGCGTTGGACACCGATGATAATTCTCTGTATGTGTATAGCGGCAGCGCGTGGTTGAACACTAAAGCGCCAGGCTCTGTTAATGCTTTTACTGACACGACGTCAGGCATTATCAATATCACCACAGCTGTAAGCAGTGGAACGGCGACGATTACAGCTTTACTTGATAACACTACTTCTGCCGCACAGTTTTTAGCTGGACCTGTTGGATCTGCTGGGGCTGTTGGTTATCGCACGATTAATGGCGGTGACTTGCCTACAGCTCAAGCCACTGCAAAAGGTGGTGTTATGGTTAATGGTGGTGGGCTTACTTTAAGCACCGACACGATTCAAATTGACAATAGTGTCACTGCAAGCAGCGTCAAGCATCTTGTTACTTATAATGCTAATGGTTTAATTACTGGCGGCAGTGCAATTGCATCGTCAGATCTTCCTGTCGCAACAAGTTCTGCCAAAGGCGCAGTTATTGCTAGTGACGGTCTTGCTGTTGATTCAAGCGGTAATTTGTCAATAGACAACACAGTTACTGCTGGGACATACACCAAAGTTACGGTCACTGCCAAAGGTGTTGTTTCTTCGGGTAGCACTTTAGTTGCAGCGGACATTCCTGATCATTCTGCGGCAAAGCTAACTTCTGGAACGGTTGGTTCTTCTTTGATTGCTAATGATGCAATCACAGCCGCAAAAATGGCTGATCAATCAACGACAAAGTTTGGTGGCGCTCTTGGAAGCGATAACGTAACCATCTTCCCCAGTGGAGATTTTAAAGGTCAATTCTTTTATGACGAGACTACCCAAGATTTATACATTTACACGGGGTCTGCATTTGTACCAGTAACAGTATTGTCCGGCAATTTGGTTAATGCTGGTGCCTATAACGCCAGCACTAATCAAATGAGCAGTGTGACATCTGCTGGCTCAGCCGCTGGATTTTCTGTAGGAGCCGCATTACCTGCACCTGCAGTGACAAACCTGAACCATTACGTTGTTGTTGCCACAAGTGGTACGGGGTCTGGCGCAGCACCTGCAGTTGCCTTAGCTCCACCTGACATGTTGCTGTCACAAGGTGTAGGCACTGAGTATTCATTGATTGACGTTTCAAATGCAATTGCAGGTCAAACAGCCAGCAATATCTCGCTAATTGCTGCTGGTGACATTGTTGCTACTGATGTGCAAGCTGGCATCCAAGAGCTTGACACTGAAAAGCTGCCTAAAGCTGGCGGCACAATGACTGGCAACTTGAACCTTGGGACTAGCACCAATGTGGTGTTTGAAGGTTCATCAGCTGATGATTATGAGACAACTTTAACGGTCACTAATCCAACAGCTGACCGCACCATCACGCTGCCAAATGTCACTGGAACGGTAGTAACAACTGGCGACACTGGCAGTGTTACTAGCACGATGATTTTAGACGGAACTGTTAATAACGGTGATATTAATGCTAATGCTGAGATTGCAGTTAGCAAGCTTGCAAACGGTACTGCGCGTCAATTACTGCAAACTGATTCTGGTGGATCAGGCGTTGAATTTACGAGCAACGTCGATGTACCTGGAACGTTAGATGTAACCAGCGGAGCAACGTTTGATTCAACAGTTGCTGTTACTGGGTTGCTTAGTGCTAATGGCAAGTTGGCATATCCAGCGGGCTCAGCTGCTGCAGTCAGTTTGTATTCAGGATCTGATACTGACACTGGTATTTATTCGCCAGGGTCTAATCAGTTTGGGATTTCGACAGCTGGAACGTCAAGAGTTGTTGTTGACAGCTCTGGCCTTGTAAAAGTTACAGGCGGGATCCACGTAACAGAAAATGTAACTCCTACGGCTGGCAGCGGTATCGAAATATTTAAACCCACAAGCACTACTGGACAAATACAAGCATATAACAGAAGCTCAAGTGCTTGGATGGATTTAATCATTAAAGGCAATACCCAACAATTCCATGTAAATGGAAGTCAGCGGATGTTACTCGATAGCTCGGGTAATCTTGACGTTGGCGGTCCTGCCTCAAATAGTTTTACTTCTGGAGCGCGAATAAGTTCTGGCGGGAAAATTGCATCGTATGTTAGCAGTTCAACTACGGGAACTGACCAACGTATTTATGTTTATAACGGCAGCACTGCTTCATATGCTGCAACCATTAATGCAAACGGCTCGGCTGTTTTTGGTCAAGCGCCAAACAATTCAAACGCTACAGGTGTTGGAATTCTTGACCCTGGTGGAGCTATTGCTGTGCAAGCTGATGGCAAACTTTTTAGAGGTCATGCTTATAGTAATGGCGCAGAAACCTCTGCAATTAGTGACGCTGGCTCGGCTACATTTGCTTCTGGTTCTATTCTTTTAGATTCAAGTGCCTTTATAAGCTCTGAGCGTACATTTAGTGGAGACTCTGTATCACAAGTTCTTGAAATCAATACAAGCACTAATAAATCTTATCTGCGTGGTTACGTAACTGGTGTTGGAAGTAGTGCCTTTGAAATCCAACGAGACGGCTCGGCTACATTTAATGGGATATCCACTCCAGGAGCAACAACAGTCCTCGACACAGGCAACCATGGTGTCAGAATCGGCTTAGGCGCTACTGGCACAAATATCCCAGGCTTAATTGCTGCCAGTCGTGACGTAGATGGAACAGGAGTGGTTGCATATTTTACTGGCAATGCAGGTGGAATAGATCTCAAGGGCGATGGCTCGGCTGAATTTGATGGCAATGTTTTAGTTGGCACAACAACCAATGGCAGTACAGCCAAAGGTATTGCTTTACGTTCAACAGGCGAATTGCTGGTTAGCAGAAACAGTGGACCGCCAATGCTTGTTAATAGACTTACCGATGATGGCAGTTTGATTGATTTCAGAGGGCAAAATAATTCAGAGGGAAGCATTTCAGTCTCTGGTAGTACTGTTTCATATAACGGCGCTCACTTAAGCCGTTGGTCGCAACTATCAAACGGTGCAGACCGCATTGAAATCTTGCGTGGCTCTGTATTAAGCAACCTTGACGAAATGTGCGAATGGGCTTATGAGGCTCAAGATGCTGTGCTCTACACCGAAGAGGATGAGCTTCCTGAAGGTGTCAGCGTTGGAGATGTAAAAACACCCGCTCGTACTGCAGGCAAGGAAGACAATGAACAGCTTAACCGAATGAAAGTAAGCGATGTTGAAGGTGATAAAAATGTCTCCGGTGTGTTCCAATCTTGGGACGACGACGATGACACTTATACCAACGATTTTTATTGCGCGATGACGGGTGACTTTGTTATTCGTATTGCAAAAGGAACAACAGTTACTCGCGGAGATCTATTGATGTCTGCTGGTGATGGAACGGCCAAGCCTCAAGACGATGACATTGTTCGTTCTAAGACGGTTGCAAAGGTTACTAGCACCACAGTTTCAGAAACTTATGCAGATGGCAGCTATTGCGTGCCTTGTGTATTGATGGCTTGCTAACGACAAATCGCCCCGTGGCAACGCGGAGCTTTCCATTTACACTGATCCTGCATTCGTTTAACTATGGCAAACACCTACGTTTGGAAAATCGGTCAATGTGATCGCACTTTGTCTGATGGCATGATCAACATGCTCCACTACACAGTGAACGCCACTGATGAAGATGGTGTGTACGTTGGAGCATATGGCTCAGTTGGCCTTGAACCTGGGGAGGCTGACAAATTTATTGCTTATGACGACGTAACAGAAACGCAAGCTATTTCTTGGGCGCAAGCCGCTATCGGTGGAGCGGACAAGGTTGCTGAAATTCATGCAGCATTGGATGCACAGCTTGTCGAAAAGAAAACTCCAACTAAAGGTGCAGGAGTACCTTGGAGCGCCTAATGCAACGACCTGATCCAATGATTCCGTGTAAGCCTGGTGCGGAAGATGTCGAATCGATGTCTAACCGCACCACATGGCTAGAGGAGTTGTACTTCTTAGATGGCCGTGACCAAGCAGACCATCCTCAACGTGGTTTGTTTACTGGGTTGTCTGAGAAGTATCAAAACCTGTCTTCCACTGACGGTTATTGACGGTCTGCCAACACAGTGACACACTCTCACAACTGTCACAGTGACAGTTCCAGTAACCTGTCAACGGAAAACGTTCAGTCTCTTCCTAATGATCAAATCTCTGATTGTGAGTGGTGC